AATTCATAGATTTGGATTTGTTCACCATTTAATCGGATCTTCATTTTAGGTTTTTCTTCATTCTTATAAGAGTCTTTGTCTTTTCCTATTCCATATAGTTTTTCAATTATATAAAACATTTCTGTTCGTTTATTCTTAATATTTAATGGACTAGGCATAAATCGTTCAACATAGGTTGCAGTTTGGAAGTAATTATCTAATTGATCTACTGTTAGCTTAGTCGGTATCATTTTCTTGTATATCCTTTAAATATTGCTGGAATCTATCAGTTGATAGTGATTTGCTTTTTTGTTTAATGTCTTTAGCCTGGAAATAACCTTTTCTATCCTTTTTAATTTTATTAACTGCGTTTGAATATGGAAAAGATTTACTCTTAACCATCTTTTTTATGATATTTTGAATGTCTATTGATCGGTCTTTCAATTTCGGTACTCCCCCTGCCAAGACCTTATATTTATAGATTTAATAAATTCGTATATAGATTTATATATTAGTTCTATATTGACTGTGGTTTTCGATAGTCCCAAGTAAAGTTTTCGATAGTCCCAAAATTGTATAATCACTTAATAACCTTACCTATGTTGATAACATTGGGAGAACTTAAAGCTGAGTTCAAGTTGCGATTGTGTCTATTTTTAGACAAAGATATTCTTCTTCGTTTATTTAGATTATGTTGGATATATTCTTGCATGGTTTTTTTATCAAAAACATAATGGCAAGTTCCATTATCAATTTGTTTTCTAGCCAACATTCCAAATAGAGTTAATCGGTCTAGGCAACGGATTAATGTTGGTTGAGTCTTAATTCCTGTCCTTTGCATTAAATATTTATGCGATATTCGGCAACCTCTAGGAGCATTTTCAAAAGACTTACAGATAATATAGATTAACTTCTCATGGGAATTTAAAGCTCTATTGTTTATTAAATCCTTATCTATTTTTTCAAAATATTTCATATCCAATCAATCTCAGGTTTGCCATTGTAATTAACATCATAGATGAACCAGGCAAAAGCCATCAATCCACCTTTTTTATCGTTTTTCTTAAATCCTAATCTTCTTGAAAAGATTAAAACTTTTTTTAATTTGTCTTGATTAAATAAAACAGAAGCTCTTTTTTTACCCTCTAAAAAAGACAACTTGCATAGCAAAGCCATTTTTTTATTTATTGAATTTAAACCATGCAAAGTAAATTCTGTTGCTAAATTAAAAGGAGGATTAGTAATAATATTATCTACTTTTTCGTTAGTAGTTAAAAAATCTTTAACTTCTCCATAACCTCTATCAATTAAATCAGAACTATAAACATCATAACCAGCTTTAATTAAGGGATCTGATATTGCTCCATCACCACAAGAACACTCCCAAATTTTACCATCAAATTTTTCGTACTTAATTAAATCTTCTATTGCGTCTAATGGTGTTGCATAAAAATCATTTGCAAAACGATCATCATTTTTGTTATGTCCAATATAAGATAAAGTTGTTGATTTCATTTTATTTCGTTTAATTCTTTCTCAATTTGGCTCATGGGTTTTCCAAGCACATACAAGGAATAGTGATCGCAACAATAATATTTATTGTTCTCTCTCAAATCTGCTCCATTTTCACAGGCACAACATTTTTTTTTAGGATCGCCATAAATATCTAATTCCAAGTGCTATCCTTTAATAAATCTATTGGTGTTAATTTGTCTGGTGGAATTGAATAACAAAATGGTCGGTCAAGACCAAAAGTTGTTTTCCATTTTTCCTGTCCAAGCACATAAGTTGAATTAACAAAACCTAAAATTTTAAATTTTGGTGCTTCGTCTATAGTAAGAATATACAATTCATTTGGTTTAGCTTTAGGTCTTATGATTAAAGAATTATTATTTTTAGGAAGTTGTGTTCTAATTTGTAATCTTAAATCCTTAAAAATTAAATCTGGAATACCACCAACATTACAATGATATTCAAATTTTATTTTTAAAAATTTAGCAAGTGCAACCTCACCCATTGAGCCAGATATGAGCTGCTGATTGCATTTCATACAGATCAAGGGTTATCTCATTATCCACTATAAACCCCATTCTCTGTGCAGTATTGCAACATTATCACCCTATTTTTGTAGGTATAGAACCCATGAGGTAAGGGATTATTGTCAAAATCAGGGTTATCCACCCATTTTCTGTTGATTTCTATTGCTTTTTCGCAAGAATTGATATTTGCTAGGTCAATATTAGGGACTTTAACAAGCTCTATCTGACCATTGTTAGTTATTACCCCAAAAATCAAGACTATTGCTTTCATAAATGCAAGATTTGTAGTGAGGGCAAATCAGTTAAAACTATGCACTTTTTTTAAAGTAAAGCAACCTATAAAATACCAAATAAATTAATTTAATATCATAGCAATTTTTTCTTGACTAACACCAGATAAACGAATACATATTGAGAACAAATGAATAACTTAATGAATAAAAAACTTATAGAATACTCTGTAGAATCTGGTTATAATTCATCATTTATAAAAGGGTATATGAAAAGGAATAATTTGATACCAAAGGAATTTACTTTTAGAAAAGAATCATTAGATTTAATTCTAAAAAAAAATAATAAAAAAATTATAGATTTTGTCAGAGATACTTATTCATCAAAAGAACAAAAAAATAAATTAGCTCAAATTTCAAAAATTTTAAATCCTAAAAAAAACGCACCACACTATTTTACTATCAATGATTTAGCTTTGGATCTTAGCACATGGGCAAATAATTTTGATAACTCAGAAGTTGCAATTACACCTCAATTTTTTTTGGGTGAGAATACTCAAATATATTGTATAGGTGAGCTTTTTGGTAATGGTCAAATAGGATTACATAAAACTAAAGATCGTCATAAGATAAATATACACCCTAAATATAGTTCTTATCAAGCTATTGAGTGTCATGCAGAACATAAAAGAGGTTTGATGATGTTATTTCAACCCACAAAAACTATTGATCGTAATGCAAATAATAGAAGTGTAATGTGCCAAGATAAAAAAACAAAAGTTATTTGGTTTGGATTTTTAGAACCACAATCAAATGGTAAATTTAATATTTTAGATAAATCTCAATCTACAGGAAAAACAATCGGCAAGTTAGCTGAAAATATCCAATTATCTTGGTGTGCTGAAGTAAAAGCTGCCTATTATCCCAACATTTATAACATTTAACACCAGAGCAATTTACTTGCAATCAGATTGACAAGGTGATAATGATTTGTCTATATGGCAAATCACATAAATGTAATTGGTGAAAGTTATAAAAAGTTTGGATTAAAACATACTTCCAAATCAACAGCTTGTCTGCCACACACAATAAGATTTTTTAAAAAACATATCCTTACCCCAAAAGAAAATTCAGAAATATCTAACGCAAGTTTTTCAGGTGGAACATTAATTCATTTAATTGTTCAAGACAGTTTAACTAAAGGAATGAAAATTGCAGAGGTAATTAAATCAGAAAAAATACAAAATAAAATAAATGAGTATGAGCCACTTGATGAAAAAGATAAAAAGAAATTTGAATTTATAGTTAAGTCTGCTCAAGAAACTGCATTAAATCATTTAAATAATATTGCAGAGTTAGGTGGTCAAGAATGGAAAGATGAAATTGAGCAAGTATTATGGACACCACCAGTAAAAACATATTGGTTAATGTATATTGATCTTGTTAGTAAAGATTTATTAGGAGATTTAAAAAATAAATTTGGTACTGCAACATTAACAAAAACTAAAGGTTGGACTTATACTAATGTTAAATGTCCTGATAGACCTTTTTATTCTGATGTTCAGCAAGTATCTCTTTATCAAAAAGCCACAGGGTTAAAACCTTTTTTAAGCTATGCAAGTAATTGTGATCGTAAATTATTTACACAAGAAAATTGTGAGGATCTATCCCAAGAAAATTTAGACAAAGCTCTTAAAGAACTAATGATTTATGAGATCGCATGGGAGAAAAAATTAGAATTAGCTGATGGTGATTTAGATACTTTAGCTTGGTTATGTTGTCCTGATTTTTCAGACATTAAAAAAAAATCATTCTGGTGGACAGGAGTTGCCAAAGAACAAATTGATAGGTTGTTAAAACATTATGAGTGATATGGGAATTATAAAACCTTTGAGAGATAGAGTTAGAGATTTG